GTGCTGGAGGTGCGGCTCCTCGCGCATCACCACCAGCAACGGCTTGACCGCCTCGCTCGACGCGATCAGGTGCCACGCGCTCGTGTCCAGGTTCGCGTTCGTGATGTACGACACCTTGCCGCTCCACGGGTTCGTCGCCCGGTTCGCCGTCGCATAGTCCTCCGGGTTCCCCGCGATCTGGTATGCCACCCGCGCCAGGCTCGGATTGCACACCAACAGGTCATACATATACTCGGTGTACTCGCCCTGGTCGTCCACGATGCTCTGTGCCGCCACCCACACCGTCTCGAAATTGTCCAGGCTCAGCGCCAGCGTGTTCTCATTGTCCTGCGCCGTCTGGTAATTCGCGCCCGCGTCCGCGTGGTCCGAGTCAAAAAAGTCCTGGCTGTCGTAGCAGGCCCCGTACGTCTGACCGTCGCCCGCGTTCAACACCGTAAAGACCTGCTTGTTAATGTGCTTGTTGAAATTCCGGCCCGCCTGCTGCACGCGCCGCATCAACCCGCCCGTCTGGTCGTCGTTGATCGCGTTCTCCGAGATCCAAACCGTGATATCCCAATCCACCGGGCTCACCTGCTTGGTCTTCTCGATCATATCCTGGATCGTGATCCCGCTCTTGCTCTGCTTCGGCATCGGTGCCGCCCCGAGGTCCACCAGGTCCACCGTCTTCTGCCCGATCGGCACCTCCATCGCCACCCGCCGCCAGTCGTACGTCCCCTCTTTCAGCGCCGTCAAAAACCCGGTCCGCGCCCCGACCACCAAATGCTTCGGAACATTCCCACTAATCATCCCACCATCCTCCTGTCATCTCACCCCCAACTTTACCTCGGACCGCGGGCATCCTGCCCGCAGCCCTCACGCCCTCAGCCCGCCTATGCCCCGCTGCACACCGTTGGCGTGCTCAACTGTACGTACGCGTACCCGTCCACGACCCGGTGCAGCTTCCCGAGCATCGGATTATCCGCCGCCGTCGCGCTCAGCGTCCCCGAATCGCTCATATAGACCGTATCGCCCACATCCGCGTCCGTGTACACGCTGCTCTTGAAACCGATAATTGTAGGATACGTATAAATCTCGATCTCGTTATCCGTCTCGGTGTCTGTCGTCGCCACCACCTTCCCCTCGGCCGCGATCCCGATAAAAATGTCCGCCGCGTCCACCACCGTCGCGTCCACGAACCCGCGCGGGTACACCGTATCCGCGCTCAGATCCATAATCATCGGCTGGCCGCGATAGATCGTCTGTGCCGCACTGTTATCCAGCACCCACTTCTCCGACGCCACCAGCTTGTCGTTCCAGAACCTCAATGCAGCATCAGCTGTCAAATCCGCCATCTCAATTCACCTCCATCTCATCCACGCCATACGCCATACGCACTACGCAATACGCACTACGCCTGCTTGTCCTCAAACGCCGATACGTCCCACTCCCCCATCTCGCCCAGCTCGCCCGCGTTCACGTCAAAAAACGCCGCCACGCTCTGCCCGCTGGCCACCCACTTCGCCAGCGCGTCCTTCACCATCGGCGTCAGCGCGCTCTTACGCTTCGCCCCCTCCCGGCTCGACCCGATCTCGCCAAACTGCACCACCTTATCCTGCAGCAGCGCCACCACCTGCGCCCGCGTCTCCGCGTCCAGCTTCAGCAGCAGCTCCGCCACGTCCTCCGTCCGGCTGCTCAGCGCCACATCGCCCGCACACAATCCCTGTGCCAGCTCCGTCACCTCGCGCCGTTCCGCCAGCTCCGCCTCCAGCCGCGCCCGCTCCTCCGCCCGGATCCGCTGTCGCAGCTCGATCACCTGCTCCTCTCGCTCCGCCAGCTCCGCCTCCAGCCGTGCCCGCTCCTCCGCCCGGATCCGCTCCCTCAGCGCCTCCTCGGCCTCAACCGGATCCACCTGTACCTCTTCGCTCATCTCTGTCACCTCCCTCTGGACCGCGGCCGCAACCGCCCCGGCCCCATCATCCACCGAAACCAATCCATACGACGCACCCTCGCCCTGCGCCAACTCCGCCGGCTGTAAACCCTTCACCGCCGGAAAATTCACCAAGCTCACGCTCTTGATCGTCCGGCTTGCCAGGTCCACCGCCGCCGAAAAATACCGATATATCCGCCCCCCCACCAGGCCCCGCCCCAGCTCGTTCCAATCCGGCAGCGCCTTCAACACCCGCAGCGATACCACCCGCTCCCCGCCCGGCACCCCCTCCTCCGGCAGTGCAAACTCCCGCACCTCCGTCCACAGCTCCCGCAGCCACCCCGCCGCCTTCCCGCGTTCGTGGTCAATATCGATCGGCACATCCTGCCCGGCCGCCCCCCGCTTGAAATTCGCCACGTACGTCTCCAGGTCCTCCGCCGTCACCGTCACCCGCCGCCCGTGCCGGTCCTCAAACGTCCCCTCCCGCAAAATCTCAACCGCCTGATCCGACGCCAGGTCCCTCCCCGCCAGGTCCACCGTCGACACCACCAGCCATCGCTCGCCCATCTCACCACCCTCGCTCTTGCCCGCCGCCCGAATGCAGGCAAAAATCGCCTCTTCGTCGCTCCCCCCATCCTCCAGCACCGCATTCGCCGCCGCCACGCACTTCTCCCGCTCCCCCCGCGTCCAACTCTTCGCCACCCTCGGCGGCTCCTCCACTGTCCACGGCATCTCTTATCCTCCTGGACCGCGGGCATCTTGCCCGCCTATCCCCCCTCCGCAATCCTGTCCACCGTCCGCCGCCCCGCATCCCCCATCAGCCGCTCCGCCTCCCCCTCGCTCGCCGCCACAATCGCCTCCGCCGTCTCCCACCGTCCCACGTGCACCGCCCGCTGTTCCCCCTCCGCCTGCACCTGCCGCGCATACGGCGTCGCATTCCCGATCCGCCCCTCCACCACCAGGCCCGCCGGCGTCGTCGCCCGCTCCACCACCCGCTGTCCGCTCGTCCACAACCGCCCCAGCGTCCCCGTCCGCCGGTACCGGCTCCCCACAATCCCCGCCGGGTACACCGCCAGCTTCCCCTGCAGCACCAGCAGCAGCCGCTCGATCGCCTTCGCCGTCTCCTCCGTCGCGATCTCCGGCCCCCGCTCGAACCCCCGGATCAGGTCCTCCAACCCCTCAATCGTATACTCCGGCTCGATCACCTACCCTCTCCCGTCATTCCGAGGTGTTCTTTCGAGGAATCTCACCGCCCCTTCTCCTGCAACTGCAACTTGATCGCCGCCAGCAGCACCCCCTTGTCCTGCACGCTCCACTTGGCCGCCTTCGCCTCGTACAGCAGCCGCACAATCTCCGCCACCACCCGATCCCGCTCCTCCTGGCTCGCCACATCAACCCCCAATCTTTGTCGCCCGGATCACGTCCGCGATCTCCATCTTGCCATACGCATCCAACGTCGGCAAACTCAGCACATCCACCGCCGCATTCCCACACGTCGCCGCCACGTCATACTCCACCTCGTCCACCACTCGCCGCCTGCTATCAACCGGCACCTTATCGATCCGCGCCACCCGCCCCCGCGAAATCGTCTTCACTTCTTTCTGCCCGAGCTCTTCCAATAGGCTCACCCGCTGCTCGTACGTCGCGCTCGCAATATCCGCCGTGCTGTATCCCGCCCGCCGCAACTGTGCCCCCACCGCCTGGCTCAGCTCTTCCTTCCCCTCCTGCCACAGCTCCCCCTCCATTCGCTTCCCCGTAGCCCTGCTGAAATGTCCCTCCCTCACCAGCACCTGCTGTCCGCCCACCGATCGATACCCGCTCAGCTGCGCCCCGCGCTCTTCCGCCACCCGTTGCTGGATCCCCTCCTTCGTATACTTCTTGTACAGCTCGTACCCTTCACGCTCCAGCTCATCCGCCAGCCGCACCCACGTCGCCTCGTTCGCTTCCCCCACGCGCATCCGGTACTTGTCCCACAGCGCCTCCGCCATCCCCCGCTCCTCGCGCAGGCTCTGCTCCAGGCTCTCCACGTACCCCTTCAGGCCGCCGCCGCTGGGATCTCCGGCCGCGATCATCTCCTCCATCGCCGCCTTCGCCTCGTCGATCTCCGCCGCCAGGCTCGCCTCTTCCGCCCCCACCGGCCGCCTTGGTGCCTCCACGCTCTCCGGCACCGCCACCACCGGCCCCTTCCAGCACCTGCAGCCCGGATGTGCCGGCTGCTCCGGACCCTCCCCCAGCTTGTGCCGCGTCCCCGCCAGCGGCCCGCAGATCCGACACACCAGCTCGTCCGCCGCCGTCAGCCACTCCCACTCATCCACCACCCCGCTCGCCCCCCACGCCAGCTCGTTCGCCTCAGAATACGCCCGCGTCACCTCTGTCGACGCGATCAGCGCCGCCCGCTTCCTCCCAAACGTCGGCGCCAGCGCCTTCTCCAGGTCCCCCAGCTCTCCCCCCACCTCGATCCAATTCGCCACCGCCTCCCGCACGTTCCCCCGCGTCGTGTCCGTCACGCTCAGCGCCTTATCCTTTCCCTTCCCCACCAGGTCCGCCGCGTGCTTGCGCGCCCACTTGGCCGCATCCGCGTTCACCAGGCTCCAATCCAGCCCGATCCGGTGCTCCCGCTCGAAATCATCCGCC